GCTCCGAGAGCAATAATGCTGATGGAAGTAGTAGCCCCGAGAGAACCGGCTGAGTTCACGCTTGTTGAATAGTCAGTAATCCATCCACCGAAAATCGGTATGTAGGTTCCAGTTGAATTTTGGACTTCGATGGTTAATTGGGTATTGATCCCGAAGTTATACAAAGAATTATCAAGATTGATAAGGGTAACTGAACAATAACCAGCTTGTGCCTGATTAAAGATGTCGGTTCTTCCCGATGTAATAACAAGATTTGACAATGTGACATCGGTAACTGTGTACCCATCAATTGATACTCGCCAAACTGGGCTCCATTGTGTCACTAGTTGCCCCTGTTAATTTGTTGAACTGCTCCGGTTCCCCGGTAGTCGCTTTCATTGAGCAATTGAACGATTGTACGAGCTGCGGATTCTGGATCTCCTACAACACCCATGTTCACGGTTATATTTGCAGAGGCAGCCCCGCCTGTTTGTTCTCCGGCGCGATTATTCAAATAGGCTTGATTATTACCACCCATTGTGTCTAGTGCATTTGAAGCTGCGATTTGTGCCTTGGTTATCGTTGGAAGAGTCAGGTCAGCTCCAGATGTTGTGCTTCCGCTTCCAGAAGTTGAACCACCAGTTCCAGAATTTGAAATTGTTGGAATTGAAGTTGATGGAGTTGTTGTGCCAACCTTGGGAACGCTAATGCTTGGAGCTGTAAGACTTGGAATTGTTGAAACATTAGGCAAGAATGGAATTGCATTATATGCCTTGATTAAAACATTGATGGCTGAAATTGCACCATTGACAACGGATGTGATTCCACCCGCAACTTTTCCAATGACATCAAGAATGAATCCAGCGACCTCTCCAATCACCTTAAGAGCCGCAACAAATGCCACACCAACAACGGGGATGACATAGGTTTGAATGAGATCAGCAAACTTTTGGAAGTTTTCACGATTGCGTTCAATGGCTTCGCCAATTGGCTTGAATATGTCAAGGAATTTTCCAAAGTTTGGAACGACAGTATTCATGATGAAATCGGCTATCTTCGAAATGATAGGCAGGAATTTATATCCGATTCCCTCTACCAATTCAGAGAAAAGCTGTTTCATACGATCTAAACGACCTTGATAAGTATCGGCTGCTGCTGATGCCGCTCCACCGAATAAAGAATTGAGTCTGTCTTGAACTTCTCCGAAAGATTTTCCTTTAAGTTCAGCTGATGAAAGACCAATGCCCAATTTGCCTAAAGCTGTTGTTTGTCCATCATATGCCTTGCCAAGAGCATTAGCGACAGTCTCAAGCGGTAATCCGCGAGCCTTTGAAATATCAAGTGCCAAAGAGAGAAGCTCTTGAGCCTTCGTGACTGATTCAGTTGAAAGAGCCAAGCGACCCATTGCGGATCTCAAGTCTGTATCAGATACACCAGTTGCCAATTGCATTTTGGTGATGTATTGCTCAGTTGCCTTTATTTGGGCTTCTGTTGCCCCTGTGGCGGCTTTTAGTGTTTGGGCTAGCCTTGCCTGTGCAGCTTCATCTTCCAGGGCTGATTTGACACCATCAATGGCTAATTTGGTGGCATAGGCGGAAGCTGCGGCAGCAGCAGCGGCAAAAGCGGCAGCCATGACCTGACCCATTTTGGAAACTTTGTCGCCAAAGGTCGAAACATCATTATCTGCCTGATTAAGTTTTCTTTTTAGATCATCAACATCAGCAAGGATGGAGAGCTTGAGAGTTCTTGTACCTGCCATTAGTCAAACTTCCTTATGATGTCAGAAAATGCTTCTTCCCATTGCTGGACCAACTGAGGCTGAATCGCTCTCAAAGTTGGATAAATGAAATAGCCTTCATTGCCTCTACCTTTGCTTGGCGTTCTAGCAGGGAATTGCTTATATCTATTGGATCCGAATTCCATTCCAGCCCAAAGCATTTGAGTGGTTCCGCCACCTGAATACTTTTGGCGAGCAAATCCATAACTGAATTCACCAATCTTGGACGATTTGGATATCGATACGCCATCGGCAATGCGTATTGCTGATTTGCCAGCCACTATGCGAGTGCGAGCAGCTTCTTTAATTCTGTCAGCAGCGAAAGATGCGAGAGCACCAGACTTCTCCCGGGCAACCTGAGTTGCTTCCGCATCCATCGCTTTGAACGCTGATGTGATAGAACGAAGTTCAGCTTTGTTGTAAGCTATCTCAACTTTGCTCACTTCGCTCCTTCAAAATTTCAATCGCTGTCAATATATCTTCCGCTGTTTCCCACTCTCGCATTGGAATTCCCGTTGCGATTGCAAGTTGAACAAGGATGTGATTTATTGATCCAGCGGGATGTCTTTTGGGTTATCTTCTCCAACGATGATGTCAGATACAGTCTCGCACCAAATTTCATAAGGCTTTACCGGTTTGCCACCAGCATTGCGCTTCATGGCGTGATATGCAAGGAACATAAGATCTGAAATCCCAATTCCGTCTTTTGCCTGTGAAATTGTTTTATTGGTTTTGATTTCCCATTTTGCCCACTCAGGTGGTTGAGCAATATATGTTGCCTGATCTCCTGAGTTATATTCAATTGTGATTGGCATTTTCATTTGTTGTTTGCTCCCGTTCTACCGATTAAGAGAATGTCTCTGTTGGTGTTCCAACAACTGTGAAAGTGATGGTTTGTGTTTGAGCTCCTGGAGCCGCTCCACCAACCTGAGGGAACTCAGGATAGATGTTGATTGCGAAAACTGCTCCTGAAACTGCCGTAAATGTTCCAGAAAGTGTTGTATTAGGTGCTGACTCAGCCTTAGCCCAAAGAGCTTCGCAAAGTGAAGAAGCTGCGCCCCAATCGGAGAGCATCTCAACTGCCAAAGTCCATTGAGAATCTGTTTTGTTGTAAGCCTTGCCATCCAATGTTTGATAAACATCGCGTGTGGCTTGCTCTGAGAGCACGACGGAAGTTGCTTGCGCATCATAGACATTTGAGTCAATAGTCAATGCTAGATCGCGCCCTGTCACTACTGTTGTGGACATGTTGCTCCTTAGTTTGTTTGGTTGTAGTATGTGCTGACTCGGATGTCCGAAACAAGCAAGGTGCTAGCTCCGACCTGAGTAACTGTTGGCCTATCAATTTGCCCCACAATGAAATTGTCGGGGATAACTGCTAGAACGCTAAGAACGAGCTGCTCAAGATTATCAAGTGAAGCAGGATTGCTGTTGTAGGCAACTGCCGCTGTGATTGTCATATTGATTTGCAGCTTGATGTTATTTTGATTGATAAGAGTAGGTTCTAAATATGGAGAATCAGGAACAATTACGACAGCTGGTGGAATAATCGCTTCGGGAACATAGGCATATACCGATGCTGTAACCGAACTCAATGCTGTGGCAAGTGGAGTCCTAATCTGCGAAAGAATCGTTGAAGCTGTCATTGAGCCATCGTGTCCGTGTCAATATAAGCTCCCAGGAGACCCACGCAACGATTGAAAAGCGATCTTCCCATGCGGAAAGGTGTCGCTGCGAAGTCCACGCCTTCAATCTGTCCCCCGGGAGCGACTCGGCTTTGGAATACTTCAACTGCAACTGTGAGAACAGCTGATTCAACAGCCGAGTTGCCAACATAAGTTGAAGCCCCTGTAAGGGTTGCCGTGCCTGATGGGATGACAAATTTTTCAAGAACATCTGCATTGGTGATGTCGCAAGTAAAGGTGTAATCAGTCGGGTTTGCATTGACTGTGCGTGTGCCATTGAAAGGAGTTCCGCAGTTCGTAATTACAACGGATTGACCTTCTGAAAATTCATGAATGCTGAGTGTTGTAAAAGTTGCGACATTGTTAGTCAGCGAAACTTTTTGAATTGGTGCAGAAAATGTCACCAACATGGGAAGAATTACTGCTTCTGATGTATCAATGATGTCTGTTAAATAAGCATCGTCAAAGATAGAGGAAGAAACGCCAAGAATGTCACGCAACTGAGTGACTGTGACGATTGATGACATTTCTTCCTCTTTTCTTAATCTGCTGGACTAGACGGGAGCGGCTAGTCCATGTCTAGCGGTTACGCTGCGTTGAATGTGTAGCTTCCTGCGGCAGTCAAAGTTGCAACTGCGCCATAGCCATAGTAACCAACTTCAACTTGACCTGTGCCAACGATATTGGTGCGGAGCTGCAATGGACCAGCACCTTCATACCAAACGAATGAATCGCTATTTACAACGCAAATAGAATCATCCGCTGCGCCTGACATGTTTGGATCAACGAAAATTGGGAGACCCATTACTGAACCTGCAAATGTTCCAGGAGCAACTGCACCCTGGATGTTGTTTGCTGCGCCAGCTGCAAGATCAAACAAAGGACGCTTGTTTGCATCGTTGAGCTTGATGAGGTTTGCCCATTGTGTTGGTGAAAGGACAATTCCTGTTGCTTGACGCTTTGTATTGCTGTAAATAGATGCAGCAGCACGAGAAATGAATCCTGCGAATGTATCTCCATCCCAAGGAAGAGTTACAGTTGTTGCATCAAGAGTTCCAGCTTGAAGAGCTGTTACAACAGCAGCATCAGTTGCAGCTGCATATTGGTTTGCCATCAAACGAGAAAGCTCTGAGAAGAATGCTGGAGATGTACGATCCAAAACTTCCACATCGAATTTCTGCATTCCTGCAAACTTTTTAACGGCAACAGAAACATATTCAACTTCCATCTGAGTATCAGAAAAAGCACCCTTTTCAGCTGCTTCTGCAACTGTTGGAGCTGTCTTGATGCGAGGAATTTCGAATGTGAGACCAGCAGCAGGAAGTGTTGCATTGCGAACTGCTGAAATTGCTGGACGGATGCCTGTTGTCTTTGGATCCCAAACATCAGTCATCTGAGGTGTTGGAACGAGACCTGCGAGCTCTGTTGATGTGCCATCTGATGCAGCAGCAACATAAAGCTTTGATGTTTCATCACCTAGAGCAGCACGAACTGAATGCTCCAGATAAGAACCAGCTGAATTGATTGGTGAACGAAGTTTTGCTGATTGAATGACAGGTGCAGTTGCAGCCTTGACTTCAACCTTCGCAGCCTCTACCGATTCGGTAGGAGCAACTTCCGGAACGATAGTGTCTGACACTTGTTCTCCTTCTGTGGTTGATTGTGTTTCTTCCTGAGTATCCTCAGAAACTTTGTTTTCTGTCGCAGCAACCTTCTGGACCTCTGCTCCAGGAATTGCGCCATCTGTTACGAGTGAGACCTCAACAAGCTTGGATGCGCTGATTGACATTACGCCATCAACATTGTCCCAAGCATCAACGGTCACACCAACTGAGAAATCTGAACGCAAACCTTCTGCTGCTTCAACGAGGACATCGTTTCCAAGCTGAGTCTTTGCGATTTTGAATGAAGCTGTGATTCCTGATTCATCTTGAGACCATTCAAGCATTTTGCCCAATGGTTTTGTTTGATTGTGTTCAAGAACGAGCTTTGTGTTCTTTTGAAAAGTAATTGAGTTTGGTTCGAATTTTGTTTTTCCTGCTGATGTGTTTCCAACAGCATCCCATTGAACAATTCGACCAGCAATGATGCGTTCTTCCGCATTTGCAGCTGTTAATGTAACTGGGAATGAAATCTTCATGACTTGATTAGATCCTCTTCTTCCTGAACTTGCTCGATTGTCATTGCTCCCAAACCGACCAGGATTTGATATACCTGAGCCCGCTCAAGAGGATTTCCGCGAAGATACTCGTCTAATGAAAAGCGGATTTCATTTCCAGCCGGTACAAAATCCGGCATTGAGAGCCTCTGTTCAATAGCGAGAAGAATGTTGCGCCCACCAAAATCAATCAATGAACGGCGTTCAGAAATCGCATTTGAGTAGGTCATGGATGTTGTTTCAGCAGACGCAAAATAAGCAGGAATACCCAAAGCACGGCACAATTCCAAAGCGACATATTGGCGCGCCTCATTGAGTTGCAATTTGTTTGGTTCAATTCCCAATGCTTGAAGATCAACATCCGCGTTCAAGAATGCTGTCGAATTTGTATTGCGAGCTTCTCTCCATGATTTCATTAAATTAGAAATGCGCTCGCTTGTGAGATTTGTTCCAGTTGATTTTAATACCATCAAAGGAACAGGAGATTTTGCAAAATTTTCCGCTGCATTTTCTAGCGCAATAGCTGCCCGAATTGTTCGACCCGCTCGCTGTAAGAATCCTTCATCCAAACCATCAAAACGGATAAGACTTCCGACACCTTGGTTGGGTACTGCAATTCCATCAACATAATATCCAAGAATCTCAGTTTGGTATTGATTGAGCTTTTCTGTGACTCTTTCAGGAGCAACGCGAGTCCATTCCTGAATTCGACCATCTGCATATAGAGACATGACTTGTCCAAATGCGCGACCAAAGAAAAGTAAATCTTCTGCGATGAAAGCGTAAATTGCTGAACCTGGAACGCGTGAATCAGGTTGATTGATAACACGATTTGGTTCAATGTGAGATCCATTTGATTTCACATATTGTTCCAAAGGCAATGTTGCCAAAGAGCACAAGATATTTCTTCCGCGAGCAACTGTTGGAATTGCCATTGCTTGTTGGCGCGTTGCTGTGGACATTGGATACCATTGAATGCCGGTTTGTGCATTGAATGGAGCAGGAGTTGAAGCTGCATCAACAACAAAACCATTTTGTTCAGGTTTGTTGATGCTCAAAAGTCTGTCGAAGAGTCCCATTAGGTACAAATTGTACCATTTGTCCGATTTATCCTATAATGATGTCAATTTCTGTTTCTGGGCGAGTCGCAAAGTGGCTCACCATTGCCAGTCCAACTGCTGCACAAATTGTGGCATTACTGACTTTTCTTCCTAAATACCATCCGCCATCCTTAAATGGAAGTTTGACAGCGGAAAGAACTTGGCGCGTGAATTCTTCATTTTTAGGATGAACCATCCGGTAACTTGTAATTGCCGAAAGCATTTCATCGCAGGATTGCCCATATTCTGCTCCATCAATAGGGGTTGTGTGGATACCCCCTGGAGCTAACCGAGCCGCAACAGCTCCAGCCGTTTGTCTGGAATATGCGACTGTTGATGTTTGAAATTTGCGAACCCAACCAGCCAAATCATTTGCCAGGGATTTGTCATCAATGGCAATTTGGTTTTCCCATGTCTGTAAGAGGACTGCCATGAACTTATCCCGACCTGGAATCTTCTGAGCTGCGACAAGTGCAGCTGCTTTACGATCCGGCGAAAGGTCAATCGCCATCCATGTCTCTTCGGCATCCGAAAGCTTCAAATTGTCCTTGCCACATGCTTCCCAAGCGTTTGGATTGATGGCTGGATTGATTTGAGCAACCCATTGACACAACACTTCGGTTCTGATAGTGGATTCATCATCATGGAGAACAGCTTTGATGTTTTCTGGATGGATTGTGTAACCCAATGACGGATTGGCTTTGGCGAACTGCTCCCAGTTAGGTTCACCATTGATTGTGATCGGACAACCCGGTTCGGCACTCCATTCGAACCAACCAATCCTGTCATCGGCTCCAGCGGCGGCGGCAATACCTCTTTCCCGTAATTTATTCAAAACCAGACTGTGTTGATCTCCAGCGTTGCTATAAACAATCGCCATCGGATTTTTAGAAGCCATCTGGGTATATCTCAAAGACTCCCAAACATCCTCATCATGGTATTCGCGAACCTCATCCATATGAATTGATGCAGGAGCAGCGATACCTCTTGCGGCTGAATTATTAGCTCGGACCAAATAGCGACCTTCCAAGGTCCTGATTTCCTGAGATCCTTTTGTTTCATACTTCTTGACAAACTTTTCTGCAAGATTTGGATTGACTTGAATGATGTCATCAATCTTCCAAAAGATTTCAGATGATGTTGTCAGCTTGTGAGCCGTGTGAACTTGAAGTTTCTCACCCCATATGAACATCCCGGTGAGAATTCTGAGAAGTAGGAATGTGGACTTTCCGTTTTGGCGTGAAATGATGACACCAACTTCAGGGAATCGCCATCTGCCATCAGGCAAATATCTATGCATCTCAATAGCAAGAAATTTCTGCCAAGGAGTCAAAACAAAGTTTTCCATCGTGTCTGGGTTAATAAGTGACTCTACAAAGTCAATCATTTCTTGACCTTTGGATGGTAAATCTTGCGCAGGAGTCCAAATACGAGGCTCCACAACCCCCTGCATGGGCTGATGAGGGCTATCTAAAGCTGTTTGGTCGGATTGAGTCATTCCGTGTCCGAATTGTCCGAATAATGCCGTTTTGTCC